CAGATAATCCAAATTCGACGCAATTCGACCCTACAGGAGTGGGAAGTGTGTCAACTGCCTTAGGAGCTTTAAAGAATCAGTATCCCGATTTATGGAATAATTCTATAAAACGCAATACCATTCAAGATGATGGTTCAGAAGATGAGAGAACTTATGTACCTATTCCAATACCAAAATACAATAACCCATTCGATGAACAGCCTACAACTGGCACTCCATCTCAAGCTGACCCATCAGTTAAACCAGAAACGACGCCGAAAGATGAATTGGACAATGTGTCAGATACGACAACAAAAGACCCTACGCAATCGGATGACCCTAATACGGGTGGTGGCAGTTCACCAGATGTAATTATTCCAACGCAACAGGCAAGCGCATTGTGGGCTATTTATAACCCCACTTTAGCGCAATTAAATTCTCTTGGTGCGTGGCTATGGTCAACAAATTTTATTGACCAAATTTTAAAAATATTTAATGACCCAATGCAAGCAATAATTGGATTGCACAAGGTATATGTAAGTCCTAATATATCTGGTAGTGGTAATATTAAAGTAGGTTATCTTGATAGTGGTGTACCGTCAAATATTGTTGGAAATCAATATACGTATATTGATTGTGGTACAGTATCATTACGTGAGTATTACGGTAATATATTAGATTATTCGCCATACACCACAGTTCAATTATATTTGCCATTTATCGGTATTGTATCATTAGATATTGCAGACGTTTCACGTTCTAGCATCAATGTTAAATATGGAGTTGACGTGTTGACAGGTGCGTGCCTTGCGTCTGTATCTGTTCAACGTGATAATGCTGGAGGTGTACTTTATCAATATTCTGGTAATTGTGCGTGCCAATATCCATTGTCCAGCGGTTCTTATATGGGAATGGTAACAGGTGCTATCGGTGCTATTGGAAGTCTCGCACGTGGTAATATTATAGGGACAGGTCTAAGTATTGCTGGCATGCACACCAACATCGAACATTCTGGCGGATTTTCTGGAAATGCTGGTGCTATGGGTATTAAAAAACCATATTTGATTATAAGTAGACCGCAGTCCGTAATGAATGGCGGTTTCCCATCAATACAGGGATATCCATCTAATTATTTTACAAGACTTGGTGACTGTAGTGGTTTTACACAGATAGAGGAATGCCATGTTGAAAATATAGCTGCAACAGATAAAGAACTTGATAAGATTAAAGATTTATTAAAAGAGGGGGTTATACTATGAAAATTTATGTTTGTACGGGTCACGCTAATTATGGTAATATGATTTCATCAGCAGACGGTTCGTCCGTTGGTGGATGTAATGAGTATAATTACAATAAAGAGTTGCTTCCTTATATTAAGAAATGGTGTGAGAAAGTGGGGATTGAATGTTATACAGATACACCAGAAGTCGGAAAGTTGCACTCATTAGAAGATGAGATTAATTATTACATTACTCACGCAAACGCTAAAGATTATGATTTAGTAGTTCAGTTGCATCTTAATGCTTGCAATGAAAGTGCGCATGGATGTGAAGTGTGGTATTATCCGTCTAGTGCCATGGGAATACAATATGCTAATAACGTTGTTAAAAAGCTTGGTACAGTTTGGAACAATCGTGGCATTAAAGAAAGTAAAACTTTATATTGGCTTAAAAAGACAACATCTCCATCTATTTTGGTAGAATCATTTTTCTGCGATTATTCAAAAGATTATCAAAAAGCTATTAAATTAGGTTTAGATAATCATGCGAAACTCATTGTTGAAGGTATTCTGGGTAAAGATATCACAGCGGATAATTCAAGATATTCAGTTCTTGTCGGTAATTATGACAAGAAAGTAGCTACCTCAGTATCTAAAGAATTATCACGTTTAGGATATAAAACAGAAGTTGTTAGGAGGTGAAAATATGGACGTAAATTCTATTGCTAGTGTTGTAAGTGCTGTTGGGTTTCCAATTGTGTGTTGCTTTGGTATGGCATATTACATTAATACCACTCTTAAAGAATTGACTAAAGTAATGAATGAACATACTGTCGCAATTGAAAAATTGACAGCTATTATTGACAAACATGTGGACGGTGAATGAGTAACTAAATACTAGATATTGTGCAAATTAAAGGAGGGTGTTGTTACCCTCCTTTTTCTATGTTTCACGTGAAACATTATTTACACCATTGTAAATAGTTTCTAACTATTTCACCGACCTCATTATCTTGATAGTATACCTTATCACGTGTAAAAAATATTGCAATTTTCTTTTCAATGTCTGTTGTAGGTTTAGTTAGTTTACGTTTCCAATTAGGTCTTGCATCATAATCAACGCTATAAATTAAATCGTTATTCGTATTTTTTAATTCAGTGGTTTTCCTATGTATGTATGTAAACACTGAATTTTCAGTATTTATAATTTCACATTGTAATAATTCATCATCAAATTTAATAAAGTATGTAAATAAAATGTCTTTAGGTTTGTACTTATATGGTAAATGAGGGTAAATTTCCATTTCCCATGCGCCACCAGTAATCATTGAAAGTTTAGGATTGTCAAAAGCAAAATATAAATCAGATTTCTTTCCTTTTTTATTAGGTAAACAATATTCAACAGCTACAGTTAATTCGCTATCGCCATATCTATATAAATCAATGTCCCCAGCTTCCATTTCTTTAATGTGGGTTAGCCCCATTTCGTGAAAGTATGGACAGTATTTATTTACAGTATTACCTAGCATAAATATTTTTACATCTGTGCGATAACGAACAATGGTAGAAATTACATTCATAAACAACACAAATTCGTCTGGTAAATACATGGTTCTAGTAAGAAATTCATCAAATAATATTGTTGTAATATCTGGATATGATGTTGATTTATCGTGCTCCATTGATGAAATAGAAAACCCATATGCAAATGGTCTTTCCATTGTGATACGTTTTTGTGTTTCTTCGTCATATTTACAAAAAAACCATCTTGAACCATAATAATAAACATCAGTCCATTCACCGTCAGTCAATTCTGCTATTACCCCATTGCTCACAAGTCCGTCAAACATTGTTCTTCCACGTTTACCTGTAAAGTCATCTTGCCAACGTCTGACAATTGCTAACTGTTTATTTTCATTTACAAAATTTTCAAGCCCTAACTTTAAGACACTATATGTTTTTCCATTAGAACGTTCACCAAATATCACATTATAGGTAGCATTATGTGATAGAATGTTATCTAAGCTATAAAATTTCTGTTTTTTAAACATATAAACTCCTTTCATGTTTCACGTGAAACATTAACTAATTGTTTTGATTTCGGTTAAATAATCAACATATTCTTGCGATAAACTCAAATGATAATCCGCTTGTTCCATATGTACAGAAGATAATTCGTGATAGGCACATTTATTTCCTAAATAGTCGATTAATATACCGTCTCTTTCATTATCAATATACGTATGTGTGTTTTTACCTGTATATTCTGGTGGAACATATAAACCATGTTTAAATTCTTCAAATATTTTATCACCAAATTTTTGTTGTAAATATGGTACAGCTATTTTCTTATTTAAACCAGATACAGTTATATTAACTTTACCATCTTTTTGAACCATATAACGTTTTGCCCCTAGTGTTTTAAATCGTTCGTAATATCCCTCAAAATCCCAAACGCCTAGACATTTCTTTTCACCTTTTACGGTTTGTGGTTCAATTAAATCATGTGATAACCCATGAAAATCCATAGCCCTATATAATCTATTCCTAATCATTTCATTATATCTATTTATATAATCTATGTGTTTTTCACGATTAATTGTTTTTATAGAGTCTGTATCACTGTAAATATAATCGTTACCAAATTCAATAATACCCGTGAATAGATTACGTCTAGCATATGCCGTTACCCAAACGCCCCATGGATAAAAAAGAAAACGATTTGAACTATTATTATATTTTTCAATGGCAGTATCAAAATCTGGATTGTCTAGTCCCCATTCTGTAATGTATGAGTAGCAATCTCTCACAATATCAGTTACCATCATACCATAACAAGAATTTAATTGTTCTTTACTTTTTAGATATTCTACTTCTTTTCCCTCAACTCCTTTCAATGTGGTTTTATCACTATATAATTTTAATATTGATTTTACTAATGGTGTTGGTAGATAACTCTTTTTATAACGTCTAAAATTAGATACTCCAAAATGTTCACTCTTGTAAAATACTTTTATAATATTATAATCCTGTTCAGTTAATGTTATTCTAATCCTTTTAGCTGATACTAAACGACCGTTATTAACAACAGGTTTTTCAATATCCCAACATCTTGAAATAGAAATATAATTATCATATAAAACTTTACTATCTATATTAATAAATTCAGCATCAAATAAACAACAATAATATTTTAAATTATATTCTAAATCAGCTTTAGATTTTATTTCTATAATCTCAGCTTTAGACATTGGAAACATTTCCGCTACCATTACACACGGGTAACTACTTGTAAAATCATCACTACCTACATTTTCTACTTCTTTGCCAGAATAAAATGGGTTAGCGTGCGTAAACCCACCTTGGAATGCTCTTTTTAATTGTTTATATTCTTCTGATTCAATTGTTAATTCATTCATTAAATCATAATATTCACGATTCTTTCTATACTTTTTACTCTTTTCATTTTTAAAACATTCATGTCTGCAATATTGTCGTACATAACCTGTTTTTGTTAAAGGTATTCTAGTTATACCACCATCTAATTGTATTCTTTCATATATGTACGCCATTACAATTTTTACATCATTAACACAATAACCTTTTTCTTTATCTGTTAAAGGCGTATCTGAATGTCTTAATAAGGAATAATCTAAATCTCCAACTAACTTTTCTATTTTAATTGTTGTTAGATTTTGCGCTAATTTTGCTAATGCGTAACCACTTAATAGATAACTACAACGAAACTCTATTCCATCAGTAGTTGTTGCATAAACTGGTTTACGATTATCTATAGCAAATACCTTTTCCCATTCAAACCTTTTACATATGAATTGAAATTCATATGATAAATTATGAACGTAAATAACAAGTCTCTTATTTAATGAGATATCTAAACATTCTATTAACTTTTCAATACATTTCAAAAACTCGTCCCACGTGCGCCCGATAATAACAAGACCATTTATACCTAAAGTCCATTCATACATAATAGCAGTTTTTTCGCCACTATATGATATAAAAGAAGTTGTTTCTATATCGAATGCACAAGGTGTATCAAAATATAACACTTTTTTCTTGCTACGTAAACGCTCGTTATCCATAGCAACATTTATTATATATTCGATATCCGATGGATTGTATATTTCATTCAATCCTAAAAAATTCTGAAATGTCACGTTCTGTATCTCCTACTGATTGCTGATATATTTCTGTTAAACGGTTGCGCATTTCGTCCACTGCGTCTTCAACACTTGCACCATCTAATACATTGGAAATTTCTTCAAATACGTTATATTTCATTAACTTATTAGAAACTGTGCTATCCACTTCTTTTAAACGTTCATAGACTTTAAAAAAATCGTTATACTGTTTATTTGTTATTTTTATATTATGTTCTTTTCTTAATTTCTGTATCACTTCACGTCTAACAGCCTGTGCACCATGAACGGTAGAAGTTTCCAAGCCTAAAAAGTTTTTAACACGTAAAAATTCTTTCTTTAAATCAAAATCACTTTTATTCTTAGTTGTGAATTTACCCTCACCGCGTCTTACATATCCCTCATAAGCTGATGAAAAAACGTCTGATTTTGATAATCTAGTAATACGTTTGTTAGCTACTTGCGCCAGTCGGGAAATAACTTTAGATAATTCCTTATGAGATAATGAGGATAAGTCTCGCTCGCTTAAATCTGTTAAAGATTTCAAACTCATTTTCTGAATATTCATTCTTTTAATCCCTCCAATAATTCTTCTATTGTCATTCCTTTACGCAAATACCATAAAAGGATATAATAATTGTCGTTTCTACTGTTTTCAAATGATGATATATTTTCTACTGAAAAACCTAACTCTTTGGCTACCATTGGTTGTGAATAATTGGTTTTATTTCTTCTGAATGTCTGGCAGTTTAATCCCACGTGAAACATTACGTTTTTCTTATCCATTGTAACACCTCCTTAAACAAAAAGGAGAGGTTGTTTCACCTCTCCTTATGTTTCACGTGAAACATTATTCAGAATCTACAATTGGTTCGGGCATTTCTGGAGACTCGTTCACAGCTGGGATAACTGTTGCAAGTGATACGAATGTTTCTACGTCTAATGACACTTTAATGTTTTCAGACTCTTTAACCTTGACACTAACAACCTTACCAACTGAGGCGTATTTCTTTTCGAAATGCTTTATTAATTCCTTAGAAGTCATTTCATAAGCATAATCAATAGTTGTTTCAAGTGCTTCGCAGTCATATGCGTAAATAGTAACTTCAACAACATCTTTTTTGATAGTTCTTGTAATTTTTTTCATTGTGTTAATTCTCCTTATTCGTAATCATCCAGTGAATTGTCTTCAAATGGGTTTTCGGAAATTGTGTAATCTTTTACCCATAATGTACGACTAGTGATTTCACCATTTTCAGTTTCAACTTTCTTTGTAGCAAGGTTGGCTTTGTCCTTATCAACAATAATGTTTAAAGGACAATCATCCACTTTTGGTGCAAGTCCTTCTGGGAATTTTACCTGTACTGATACGTGTTCACCATCTTCTTTTCTTGTAAGCTGTGTAAGATAGGTGTAGAAACGTTTTCCTTCACTTGTAGTTCTTTTCTTTGCAAATACTGTTAATTCCATTTATTTTCCTTTCTGCCTCAGTTTAGGCTACGATTTTAATGGATTATCGAGAACCATATTAACGATTAGTTATTTACATTATTTCTAATTTTTTTAATACTTCATTTTTTTCTAACTGTATTTCTCTTAATTTCCTATCATATAAAGGCTCGTCTGGAAAATATGATTTCAAAAGTTTAAAATCTTGTTCCTCTTCTAACAAACCCTTATATGCTAAACTAAATAACCTTTTTCCATTCATAATACTTCATCTGCCCATAAATCCTCTAAACCATATGTTTCAGCGAGCGTTCCAATATAATGATAATAGTATCTAATTTTTAACATATCATTTTCACTGATTAAATCTACCATATACAATTTAAAAGATGCTGACACTAAGTTAATCATGTCTAAAGTTGCTTTTTTGCCCCTATCACCACCAATAAATGTTTCTTTATATGCTTCTTTAAATCTTCTAAATAATACGTTAAACATTTTAAACACTCCTTTCAACTATAATATTTCACGTGAAACATTATTAATCATAGTAACCACATTTTTCTAATGCTTCATAAATTATACTAGCACGTTTGCTAGAACGTTCTGAAAGAACAGATTGATTTCTATTTTTATAATACTCACTTTCATTATAAAAGCTGTTAGAAGTTCACATAAAACTTCTTTTGATGCTGTGATTTTTCCTAATCCTTCGATATCTACTGTCATAACGTACCTCCTGTACATGTATTAATTTCTCTTTACATGTATTATACTATCACACCTGTACAAACAATACAAGGCACTAATTGAAAACATTCTATACTATTACAAT